CATTTTGTTAATAGAAACATCTTTTTGAAACGCAAGTTTTTTAATTTTTTCATACAACAATCAAAATCCCTCCTTTCTATTAGAATATTTTCTAAAAAACTATTGACACACCTCGGAAAATATTCCATAATAAAAGCACAACGAAATAAGCGTATGCCACCAAACATTATCGCTATTTCATCCACTGTTACGTGGGTTATTTTGTGTACCTTTGTCTCACACACATAATATATCACGGAATATTTTCCACGTCAACAGAAAAATATGAAAAATTTTCCGAGGTGTAAAAATGGACGTTTTGGGTAAAATAAAAGAGCTGGCTAAACAGAGGAATATTAGCCTTGCTGAGTTGGAAAGGCGTACCGGGTTATCAAGCGGTTCAATTACTAAATGGGGAAAAAGCGCTCCATCTGTAGACAAATTAGCGAAAATCGCTGAATATTTCCATGTGTCCACTGATTATCTTTTAGGAAGAACAGATAACCCACACATGGGTATGTCCGAAAAACAAAAAGAATTGACCATAGAAGAAGCTTTAAAATCTGTTATGAGTTATAACGGTAAAGAAGTTTCTGAAAATGACCGTGAAGTATTAGAGAGGATTGCAAAAGCATACTTGGACGGAAAAATATAAGAGGGTGTTTGTTTGGATGCTCAGATTTTAGAAATTGTTGAAAAGTTGAACATAACAATAGTTTATGATGAGTTTTTGGAAGATCATGGAAAATATCTTCCGATTGTAAATATTATCGCATTGAATAGTAAGTTGAATGATTTTGAAATGAAGAGGGCTTTACTTCATGAATTGGGTCATGCTTGTGAGGATCAAGATAATTACGAGCTTTATAAACTCTCATTTGTCTTAAAGTCAAAAATGGAATATGCTGCAAATAGATTTATGATAAGCTATTTCACCAGCGAATACGATGATATCTATAATTACAGTCAATTAATAGAAGAATTTAGTATTGGGATGGGCTACGATGTTAAATATGCAAGATAAAAATACCCCTATCAAAGGACCAGCTTCGATAAGGGTTACTCATTTCTGAGATAGTACAAATATATTATATCAGAGAAATGAGGAAAGAAGATGAAAAAAGTCGTACCGTGCTTATTGTTTGTTGGTTTAATAATGACCGGATGTTCTAATAATGAAGAAAGTACAACTCCCCCAACTGATACAACTTCTCAAACGACTTCTGTTTCTGAAGAACAGAAAGCTGACTTCGAATATGGGAAAATCATTACTGACGAGTTTGAACTTACTTATAAAAATTCTGAAATAGTTAAAAGTCCGTCTGAAGATGGCTATGGGTTATATATAACGTATTCATTAAAGAATACTTCAGATAACAATATCACACCTATTGATATTATTAATGATTACGTTTTATTTAAACAAGAGAATGAAACTTCTGAGGTTGATCTCGATAACACCTACTATAGCTTAGATGCATTTGGATCAACAGATGATGTCGAATCATATAATGAGCAAGTTGATAAAGAAAACTCTCGTTCTGATGAACTGTTACCCGATAAAACCGTGGACATAATAGAGACTTACTCTCTGGACAACTTAGATTTCCCAGTTAAAATGATAGCTATGTATGAAGATAAAGAAATAGGTATTTATGAAATTGATTTGACTGAATTAGAAAAGCCTGAAGAAACAAAATCTTTAGCCAATACAAATAATCCCAATGAAGATAGTTCCTATAACGAAGGCCTTTCCGATATGCCAGCAAGCTGGCAAGAAGGTGAAGCTGAGTGGGAAAAAGCAAAGGCTGAAGGCTGGACAGCCGAGGATTGGGAAGAAGCAGTCAGAGCTAGTGAAAACGAAACTTATGTAGTAGGTTCCGGTCAATATGAAGATTCATTTAATGGTAGTCAAGCTGAGCAAACAACATTGCCTGAAGGAACTTCTGAAAATGCAAGACGTATATATAATGAAATAAAAAGTATTCAAGATAGAGAATTAACATCTGGTGAAATTCAAACATTAGAAGCAATCGAACAAGGCTATTACGAGTAAATAAAAAACACGCCCCTCCGACCAAAGACAGGCGTGCAAAACAAAATAAACGATAGGCTTATTTAGTCATGCCTATTGTATCAAAGAATTGAGGTATACACAATGTGGAGCGAATCTTTAGGCAACGGAAGATATAAGTTTATAGAAAGATACAAAGATCCCTATACCGAAAAATGGAAAAAGACAAGTACTGTTCTAACAAGTGATTCTTCCAGAGCCTGGAAGAATGCACAGAAAATATTAGACAAAAAAATAGAGGAAGCTTTAAGTAATTATGATAAATCTGACATCACTTTCAAGGAGCTTTACGAAGAGTGGTTTGTTTATTATCAACAACATGTAAAAAGAACAAGTTGGACCAAAGTTCCAAAGATGATGAAACATATTCAAAAAGTTATATCTGACGATGTTCTTGTTCGAAATATAGACGAGAATATGATTCGTAATATTACAGAAAAAATGTATACTTTCGGTGACCTATCCTTGAATTATACGAAACAGACCAAGACGACCCTTTCAATCATGTTGAATTATGCAGTTGAGAAAAAGTATATTAAACAAAATCTAGCGCTGAATGTCAAAATTCAAAGAAAAAAAGCTGAAGAAGAAAAAAGAAAAAAGAACATGGATGAAAAATACCTTGATCAAAGCGAAATGACAGAGTTGCTTGTATATATGAGAAAATCTACTAAAAGATTATTGCACGCTAACATTGCAGAATTGTTATATTTAACAGGCCTAAGATACGGAGAGTTACAGGCATTACAAGTAAAGGACTTTGACGGGAGTACTTTGGATATTAACGGCACATTGGACTATTCTTTCTTAAAAATGGCAGATGCTATAAAAACTTCACCTAAAAATATCTATTCTAAAAGAATAGTTTCTTTGCCTAATAGAGCAGTAAAAATTGTTAATGAAATCATAGAACACAACTCTTTAGTATTTGGCTCCCAAAGTAACGAGGATTATATATTTAAATCATCTAGAGGTACTCCGTTGTCTCTCCATAGCTTTAATATGGTACTGCATAGAGTTCAAGACGAACTAAAATGGGATAAAAACTTATCCTCACACATATTCAGACATAGTCATATTTCTTTACTAGCTGAATTGAATCTTCCTTTAAAAACCATAATGGAGAGAGTCGGACATTCCGATGCCAACACGACTTTATCAATTTATAATCACGTGACCAAAAAATCCAAAGAGCAGGTTATCGATCGATTAAACAATTTGTAATTTGCCCCTTTTTTGCCCCTTTTGTATAAAAATTAACATTAAACAAACAAAAGAACCCCTATAAATAGAGGTTCTTTTATTATAACTACATCATGCCGCCCATCTAAGATTGTCTGACACACTCATTTCTACCAGTATAAAAATGCCTATATAATAACCTTTTGATCAATTTAATTTATAAAAACAATTCAACTAGTTCGAACTAATAAAGTTATTTTGCCCCTTTTTTGCCCCCTATTCTTTATTTAATTCCTTTACAAAAAGAACAAACGTTCGTATACTGAGGAAGAAGTAAACAAGAGGAGTGGTCAAATTGAAATATAATGATTTTAAAAACCTTTTGGAAAACCGTCTATCTGGTTACGAAGTATTTATGCAAAAAGCCGAGGAATTCCAAATTGCTAAGAATAAACTGCGTTCCGGAAAGGCTAAGTGGAACGATAAAAAAGTTAACAAAGCAATTAACGGTATGTGGGATCAAGCTGCACAAAATATCTATCAGACTGTTAAAAATATGGATAAGATTCCAAACAGTCGATCCTTAGACCCTTACAATGATTGGCTTAAATTTATGGAAAGTAGAAATCTATTTGAAGTACTGTCAGATTCTCTTGCTGATGTCGAAATGGAATAGGAGCGATTGATATGCAAATACCATTGGCGCATCAAAGAACCTATGCACTCGAAAGATATTACTACGAGTTTATCGAAAGAATGGGTCCCGCCCACTTACTTTACGATCAGTTTGTTCGGACGATGGAAAACACCGGCAAACCTTTTTTTACCGTCCCTTCGGGCTATTCAAAATATTCTGAGGTGCTAGCTTTTGTTTTTAAAAAAGACGGAGATAATTATCTGTTCGATCACGTTAGAACGCAAGACAAGATTCTTCGAAAATACGACCCTAACATAAAATACAAACCGGGCGGGAACTGAAATGAATCTTATTACTCAATACGAGCAAGGCTACCTACCTATTTCTGAGTTCATAAATGAATTTCCAGACAGTATTTCTGAGTCACAGGAAGCTTTATACGGCGCAAGATGTATTGAATTTTATGTCGCTGTCGCATTAGGTAAAACAGATTGTTGCTATCATGTACAACGCTATGGAGGCGATTGTTATGAAATCGATGAAAGGCTATGTATCGAAGATACGAGTACTGAAGATGAGCAAGGCCCCTTTGGTGCGGTTTTCGCTTGATGAAGTGAACTGTTTGATCGCAGCTCATAGTCTGAACTTTTTGGCAGATGTAGATGAAGGAATGGAAATCATTGTCGCTGGTGATTTTAAAGATCGCAAACAGTTTTTTGTGAAGAAGTATTCGGTGATTGGTAAGACGAAGATCATGATTGAATTTGAAGCAATGAACAAACAACTAATTGCACCTTATAACTGAAAATGATATTGTAATTATAATGGAGGCGATATCATTGGAAAACATTGTTAACAGCTCTTGGGAATACTTTAAAACAGAAGCAACTTTAGATCCTTCTAAGGTAGGAAAATGGATGATTTTTTTCGATTTTCCAACTAGCCGAGAAGTTATGAAGAATTATTGTAGAGAAGCTGTTGAAAAAGAAATTATACCTTCCTCTAAATTGAGTAATAGACCTAATCCAGCAGGTCAAGGTGTAGCATGTTTTTATCTTGAAATCGATGATTATGAGGGACACAAAAAGATCATAGAATTTCTTATAAGTCATAATTTAATTCGTAAAACCAAAAATAATGAAAAATTTTATAATATGTCATTCAAACTAGATTCTCAAACAAAAAATAATGAATATAAAGAAAATTTTATTTCAAAACTTACTTTGGATAAGTTTATTGACTTAAAAACAGGTGATTGGTTAAAATAAAAAATCCCCCTACTCAAATGAGTAAGGGGATTTCGTTTACCATGGAAGTTTATTATTGTTCAATGCTGTTTGCAATGCTTTCACCATATTTGAAGTCGGGCTGATGATTCCATCTTGTGTGGTACCCAAAGCTTGTTGCATTGCTTTGATTGTGTTCTTTCCACACAAGCCGTCAACTGCACCATTGTAGTAGCCTTTTGCTTTCAAGACCTTCTGAATAGCACGAATAAGGTCAGATCCGATCAATGTAGTGTCGAATTGTGCCGAATACAAGTTAGCGTTACACGCTTCTTTGTATTGGTGACTTACTTCGCCATCCTTGTAGGTATCGTGATACTCTTGCAGACGTGTGGTTACTGCAGGTCCCCACTTGCCATCAACGGATAAAGTTGTAAATTGCTCAACAATGTTCGAGGATGTGTTGCCAGATAACAGACTGTTCACTTTATTTTGCACCTGAGTCGCATCATATCCTGCAGCTTTTAATGCCGCATTTCTTGCGTCACCATTTCCCCACAATCCATTAATCACTTCTCTAGCTACCGCTTCAATAGATTTTCCGCCTGTGGTTGTATTTTCTGTAGCTACAATACGATAAAAATGATGTGGCAGACGAGTGCTCATGTACGAGTCATGGCTATCGGTATGGATTCCGTTCCAATAGTATGAACAATGAATGAAACTCTTATTACTTAGGAAGATACCTGTATGTCCCCCTGACCCATTAGACTGACCAGGAGTACCAGCAACAAAAATATCTCCACGCTTCACTTCTGATCGACTGATTTTTTTCAGTTTAGTACCTGACATTGCAAACAATGTTTCAGTGTTCCCCATGGACCCGATAGGTAGAAAACCACCTGCGATCATGGCCAAGAATACTGCAGAAGAACAGTCGTAGCTTTTAGGACCCAAACGACTTGTCATTGAATAGGTTACCTTGCCTTCGCGGTCGGTCATCCATTTGATCATTTGTTCAATGCTCATTTTTATCTTCCTTCCTATAAAAGAAAAGAGCAGCCGCTAGGCTACTCCTTCTTTTCTGTGAACTCTTGGCCATCACCGTAATCTGGTTTTTGATCATTGCTACCTAAATTTAAAAGTTGTACAAATAATTGGTGCATCCCTGTGGATGCAATCCCGCTAACCGCCCCATAAACAATCGCTTCCACAGTTAATCCATTGATGATTGCTCCTAGAATCGCTCCTAAGACAATAACAATCAATGGAATATAGCCATTGGCCACTGCTGCAAATACGGGCGTTGACTTGATCAAATATCCCACTACTAAACACGCTACGACAATCACTGGTACTAAATACTCCTGCAAGAAATTCAAATCCATTTTTATTTCCCTCTTTCTTTCCATAAAGATTTTAATTGTTCTCCATGCTCAACTAATTTTTCACTATGCTTATCTAATCGTTCATCCTGACGCTTTAATTCGTCATGAATCGCAACTCGATCAGACTTACTGGCTTCTAAATCACGATTTAACAAATCCAGACTATGAGTCATCTTTGTTAGATTCTCAGTGATTTTTGTGAAATTTGACATTACTGGTCTAATAACAAATGCCATCAAACCAACAATTGTCATAATCCAGCCCGCCCAAGTTGCTAATTCCCCTACGTTTAACATATGCCACCTACTTCCCTAAAATAAAAGGAACAAGCCTAAGCCTGCCCTCCTAATTTTTCTAGTTGATCCATTAATTCATCATATACATCCGCATCAACACCGCCAAAAGCAACATCGCTTTCATCTAACCCAGAAATAAGGAATTCAAGGAAAGGCTCGAATTCGGTCAAATCGATCACCACTGTTTCGTTGTCCAATTCCTTGCGTTCTTTGGCATACTCTTCTTGATTGGCACCATCTAACAAAATAGGTTGATCAGAATCATCTAGCTTGGCATTCCCGTTTTCTTGCACTTCATAATAAGTGGCAATCAACCCTTTCTGGCTTTCCGTCCATTCTTCGATTTTCTCATTTGCTAATCGGCGAAACTTGGAGATGGCACGAGCCTTTCGACCTTTTGATGTAACTACCGCTAAAATTTGAGCATATTTGTGCAGCTTGCTATTGGTTGTTGTAAATGTTGTTTTCATCTGAATCCTCCTATTTATAAATACTTATTTTTCTGATGCTAATTTCGCTAATTTTTCTTTTGCTTTATTTGATACCTCAGAAAGGTCTAGCTCTTCCGGTGTAAATGTTAGTGACGCATTAATTGCACCATCATTATTACCGCTACTGTTATCTACTTGAATAGAGTAGTATAGCACCTCGTCGTTTTGATCATACGTAACATTAATATTCGTAAATCTAAAAGCCATTGTTTTTCCCTCCTTATCCGATATAGTAACTTATCCCAGAAATTGAACAGTACGTTTGACCTGTAGTTTCAGGATTATAAAAGAAATTGCCCGCCCCAGATATTGCTAAGCGACCTCCCGCATTTTGATTTGATGCGCCATAACCAAACTCTGTTTTGTCTGGTCTAATTGCAACCGGAATTCCTCCAGCTCCAAAAGGTTGCTGATTACCTGATGGAATCGTTCCACTGGTTGGAGCGAATTGTCCTCTAAACCTTATTAAATATGAGCCATCTAGTTGAGGAAACATTCGATACTGACACGGATTATTTTCCGCTGTTGTCCATCCAGAGGCATAAGGCAGGTTTACCCAACTTGTTGAATTCAATGCAGAAGCCGGAAGATAGCCCCCTACTCCACTCTCGACCATATATAGCTTTCCTTGCCCTAATCGTGTAGTTCTTGCAGGAGCAGTCGATCCCGCTTTATAACTATCTTCAAAACCGAGCTGGCGATCAACCTTAGTGGTCCATGACGATCCGTCGCTTCCCGTTCTTGAGATAACGACATTTCCATCTTTCATCGTCGTAGTGCCTGTGTAAGTTACTCCTGATTCCGTATAAGTAAATGCATTAATAAACTCGGACCCATTAATGACGACACCCGTAATAGTTCCTGCGTCTACCTCTCCTAATTTTGATGTGAGAGCTGAAAGCTTTTCTACATTTAATTTATCCGTGGTAATACTGGATGCTGCAATTCTCGCTGCAGCAAGATAACCTGTGTTGATTTTTGCTGCATCTAGACTGGCTATCTTGGCATTATTGACGGCCAAGTCAGCAATTTTTGCTGTAGTAACTGCTAGATTTCCAATTTTCCCTTCAGTCACAGCGAGGTTCGCTATTTTACCGTTAGAAACTGCTAGGTCAGCTATGTGAGCTGTTTTTATGATGGCATCTGAAATATTCGATTTTCCTGTCAGATAAATATTCTCAGAAGAAATAGTAACTATCTGGTTTTGCATATCAATCTGAGTTACGCCGCCATCAGTTGAAGTTAGCTT